ATAGCCGTTAGCAAGGGCGTTTGTTTTTAGTGGCTTATATCATGCACGCAAGCAACCCACGCCCTTGCTTGTGTGATTCGTCATTAGCTTTGAGATAATAAATTTTATGCTGCTTTATCCTGGTCTAGCTAAAAAACATTAACTTTTTACAAAAACTTTTTTAAACAATCATTATATTTTACAGGCAATAAAAGCTTTTAGCCTCATACCTTTAAAGTTAAGGCCATTAGATATAAATATATATTATTTAGCAATATCAATAGGTTAGAGGGGGGGGAAGTGCCATGGGGGGGTGTACCCGTACCGTATACAAGCCCCACCAGAGATTGGGAAAATGGGATAGTAAAGTAGGCCATGCTTGGGAGCAGCAGGATTGTAGTTTGTGGTTATGTCAACATCGTGTGGATGTAGGGTTTATTTGATCAGGATGTTGTAAATAGCTTGACTTAGCTGTGCCACTTAGTTAAGGTAAGTTACAGGCTATTAATTTAGGCTGTTTCTTTTAGAGAGAATATTATGAGTGAATTTGGCTCAGATACTTCCATCACATTTCCCATACACGTAGATCATGATTTTGTAGTAGATGATGATGGTATTAGTTCTATTGTTACCTTCCTGTACGCAGGAGATGAAGAAGATGCTACCGAAGTTAAGGTAGATCTTGAAGGTGTTGTTGAGGATCTATGTGATTTCTATGGCAACATTGATGGCTATCAGCGCCTATATTCGATTGCACATGAGTTTAGCCGTATGGCTGAAATGCTTAGAGCTTCGGCAGGGCGTATTGAGAACAGCACAGATGCTGTAGAAGACCTGTTTAATATTATAGATGAATAAGTGCTGCAATCATTGTGCTGTGCTGTTAGATAATATTAACTGGTCTATTGGTAACGTCCGTAAGAATAATTATATATGCCGTGTTTGTGATTCCAATAAAGGGAAACGCAATCGCCTAAAGCGATTAGCTTTGAGCATACACCAGACTGCCCTTAGACAGTATAACCAGGTTAAGGCAGGACATGTTTATATTATATCTAATCCTGCTTGGCCTGAGTGGGTTAAGGTTGGTATGGCTATTGATACTGATGATAGGTGCAGCAGTTACCAAACCAGTAGTCCGTTTAGGGATTATGTAGTTGAGTATTCATTTGCTTCTACCAATCGTAGGAAAGATGAATCTCTAGCTCACCAAAAGCTTGATTCTATATCTCAGGATCGTAGAGGTGAATGGTTTAAGATTCCTGTAGTAAAAGCCATCGGCTGCATATCGGGTATTACTAAATAACAAAACTCCCCTTAGTTCAGTGGTGCTATAATATACTTAGCAACACATATTAAGGAGAGTTTGCAATGAAACATTTATTTAATGGTCTGAGTGGTATCTGGAAATCAATAGAGCGTAGTCAGGAAAGACGAGCTAACCATTGGATTCTACATAACATGACTGATCGTGAATTAAAGGACATAGGTATTAACAGAGCTGACCTATACCGAACGCTATATAAGTAGTAGATATAGCGGGGGGCGTGTTACTTAATTATACACTGTTTGGCGAAAAAGTCAATGCTAATAATGCCACCTAATTAAGTGGTTGACCTAAACCCACCCAAGATGGTACAATATATGTATCGGGGTGAAGAAAGCCCTCATGATAAATCTTATATACATTCGTGCTGCTATTAGAGAGCGTACTGGTCAGGAGTTATCTCTTGATCAAGTCGTACAAGCCCTGCTTCAAGAAGGTCTTATCTCCAAAGCACAATCCAAAGACCGAGATCTTATATTTAGAGGATATGCTGAATACTTCGAGTTTGAAGAAGCAGCTACTAAAGTAGAAGATCCTAATCCATTTATTGCTAGGGAGATTACCCATGAAGAAGAGTAACGCAAAGTGTGGGGCATCTAATCCTGCTACACAAAAAACCACCCCAAAGATGATGATGGGTGGGATGGCTGTTAAAAAGCCTAAGTATGGCTACGGTGGAATGGCTGTTAAGAAAAAGTAATGGCTAAGATCAATAAGGATAAGATGGCTTGTAATAAGCCTCGTCGAACTCCTGATGGCCCAAAGAAGTTTGTTGTTAAAGCCTGTGAGGATGGAACTGAAAAGATCATCCGTTATGGCGATCCAAACATGCGAATAAAGAAGTCTAACCCTGCACGGCGTAAGTCTTTTAGGGCTAGGCATAAATGCTCCACAGCAAAATCAAAGCTGACTGCAAGATACTGGTCATGCAAGAACTGGTGATATTTATTGACTCAATACTTTAGTTATGCCACTTAGTTAATATATAATAAAGTGGCAGTACTAATATGAAGAATTTAAAATACGGATCAGTTTGTTCAGGTGTAGAGGCAGCAACGGTTGCTTGGCACGATTTAGGTTGGAAGCCTCAGTGGTTCAGTGAAGTAGATAATTTTCCAAGTGCTGTTTTAGAACATCATTACCCTGACGTACCTAACTACGGGGATATGACTAAATTTAAGGAATGGCCTAAAAATGAATCAATTGACCTTCTCGTTGGTGGGACACCATGTCAGTCCTTTTCAGTCGCAGGACTTAGACAAGGACTCGACGACCCCAGAGGAAACCTCATGCTCACCTATCTTAGCATGGCTGAACAACTTAAACCCCAGTGGCTTGTTTGGGAAAATGTCCCTGGCGTCCTGTCATCAAACAGAGGAAGAGATTTTTCAACCTTCCTCACAGCGATGGGGAAAATCGGGTATGGGTTCGCCTACAGAGTGTTGGACGCTCAATACTTCGGAGTTCCCCAAAGACGCAGACGTGTGTTCGTTGTCGGATGTCTTGGAGATTGGCGAAGTGCCGCAAGTGTTTTATTTGAGTCCGAAAGCTTGTCTGGGCATCCTGCGCCGAGCCGAGAAAAGAGGCAAAAAGTTGCCCCAACAGTTGGAACAGGCCCTCCTTACAGTCGCACAGGAAATGCCAGAGTAGAAGCAGATGCTTTAGTTACAAGCCCTATGGGTTTTGATTCTTATAATACGGCTGTAACTGGAGATGTAACTAAAACAATAGATACAGGCAGTGATTACCATCATGTACCTAATGTTCTTACAATTGCACCACGATCTCTTGCTCTAACATTAGGTAAAGACGTTGCATCAACTCTAACCTCTACTGATTATAAAGGCGTACAGGCAGTTGCTTACGAGCATCACGCACAAGACAGTAGGGTAAAGGAGCTGCCAGAAGTATGCTCAACTGTTACAGCTAAGTACGGAACTGGTGGTGGTAATATGCCCATAGTAGCGTCAAGAATGCGTGGATTTGGTGATTACATACAAGATGAAACCGCAAGCACAATTAAAGCTAGGGATCATAAAGACGCAACAGATTTAGTAGCTACTGGTAAACCTACAGCATGGTCAATAATGCCAATGAATAGTGGTAAAGATTATAAGGCTAGAATTACCGAGGTTTCACAACCGTTAATGGCAAATGGCCCAGTAGGTGGTAACCAAGGTGGGGATTTTATTCAGCCTTCTGTAGCTCATACAGTCAGAAGAATGACCCCAAGAGAATGTGAACGATTACAAGGTTTCCCTGACGATTATACTCAAATATCTTGGCGGGGCAAAGAACCAGAAGATTGCCCCAACGGACATCGATACAAGGCAATGGGAAATTCAATGGCTGTACCAGTGATGAAATGGATCGGCGAAAGAATACAAGAAGTAGAAAATAAGAGAGAATTACATGTCATTAGTTAAAAACATGAACGCTCGTAAAAAAGCAGGAACTAGCCGTAGCAAGAAAAAGTCTACCGTTAGCCCAAAAGCTTATGCTGATATGAAGGCTGGTTGGCCTAAAAAGAAAAAGGCGAAAAAAACATGACTAAACTTACTAAGGCTCAAGAAGCAAAAATGGCAGAGCATAAGAAACATCATACTGCAAAGCATATGAAAGATATGCGTACTGCTATGAAAGCAGGTAAATCTTTTAATGCTGCACATACTATTGCAAAAAAGAATGAAAAGAAAAAATAATTATGGTTGATGAAGCAAAAGTATATACTGATAAACAGCTATTATTCTTAGATGCTCTAATGGGTGAAGCCAAAGGCAACATCCGTACAGCTATGGATATAGCAGGATATGCTAAGACCACTAAGATTAGTGAAGTTGTTAGAAGTCTTAACAAAGAGATCATCAAAGCAGCAGAAGAAATGCTTGCCATGAATGCCCCTAAAGCTGCTTTTGGTATTGTTGATGTCTTAGATGATCCAAGTGCGATGGGCGCACGTAATTCTATAGCTGCGGCTGTGCAGATATTAGATCGAACTGGCTTGGTTAAGAAAGAACAAGTAGAGGTCACCAATAAAGGCGGTGGCATATTCATCCTGCCACCAAAGGCTGTTGATGACGTGGGTTAACAAGACTAGGCCAAATGCTACTGCACGGATACAGTATGGCTATAAAGCTAACAAAGACGATCCGCTTGTAATAGAACCTGATGAAACCTTAATACCTTTTATTGAAGAGGCTATGGATTATCTTGAAAATGGGCATAGCACTCGTAAGGTAGCTGAGTGGCTAACAGAGAAAGCCCAGCGCAAGATATCTCACCAAGGCGTATTACTTGTTTGGAGAGCCAATAGGCCAGACAGTCCTCGTATTGCTGCACTAGATAAGGCTAACAAGAAGAGAAAGCCTAAGACTAGAAAAGATAAAGCAATAGCTGCGGTAAAGCGTAAAAGATCTGATGCTAAACGTGTTCAGACTTTGATGACTAAGAAGCTTGCCAAGCACGAGAACAAGAATAAACTTAGTGATAGTTTAGATTTCGGGGCTTATGAGAAAGAACCTGAACAAAGGGAAGTGGTGTTTGCACCTAATCCTGGGCCACAAACAGAGTTCCTTGCAGCGTCTGAACAAGAGGTTCTATATGGCGGTGCAGCGGGTGGCGGTAAGAGCTATGGATTACTCGCTGATCCTATGCGGTACTTTCATAACCCTAACTTTAATGGGCTGATACTTCGTCGTACTAATGACGAACTTAGAGAATTAATTTGGAAATCACAGGAGTTATATCCTAAAGCATTTCCAGGAGCTAAGTGGGGCGAAAAGAAATCACAGTGGACATTACCTAGTGGTGCAAAGCTTTGGTTAACCTACTTAGAACGTGAAGATGATGTTAGACGTTATCAAGGATTGGCTTTTAGTTATATTGCCTTTGACGAGTTAACGCAGCACCCAACACCATTTGCTTGGGATTATATGCGCTCACGTTTGAGAACGACTGATCCAGACCTACCTATATTTATGAGGGCAACTACAAACCCTGGAGGCGCTGGGCATGGTTGGGTTAAGCAGATGTTTATTGATCCTGCTCCTGCAAACCAAGCGTTTGTTGCAACAGATTTAAGCAGCGGTGAACCATTAGAATATCCAGAAGGACATAAGAAGGCAGGGCAACCATTATTTAGCCGTAGGTTTATTCCTGCATCTCTTAATGATAATCCGTATCTTATGGAAGGTGGGCAGTACGAAGCTAACCTTTTATCTCTACCAGAGAACCAGCGCAGACAGCTTTTAGAAGGTGATTGGGCAGTTGCAGATGGTGCAGCGTTTCCTGAGTTTAGACAGTCCGTACATGTAGTCGAACCCTTTGATATACCAGATAACTGGGTGCGGTTTAGATCAGCGGATTACGGATATAGTTCGTGGAGTGCAATTCACTGGTACGCAATTGATCCTGCATTCGAAACCCTGATTGTTTATCGAGAGCTATATCTATCTAAACATACTGGCAAAGACTTAGGTCGTGCTGTTATAGATGCAGAAATGGGTGACAGTATTAAGTTTGGTATACTTGATAGCTCCTGTTGGCATAACCGAGGGCAGATAGGCCCAAGTATTGCAGAAGAAATGATTACAATGGGTTGCAGATGGCGACCAAGTGATCGTAGCGCAGGTGCTAGAGTAGCAGGTAAGAACCAATTACATGAAAGATTGAAGGTAGACGAAGAAACAGGACATCCTGGTATCGTTTTCTTTAACACATGTAGACAAATCATAGCAGATTTACCCGTTATACCATCCTGCCCTAAAGGATCAGACGATATTGATCAAAGATATGCATCAGATCACACATATGACTCTCTTAGATACGGTTTAATGAGTAGACCACGATCTCTTTCTCCTTTCGACATGGGACGAGGTGTTCCTGAACGTCGATGGCAACCCTCAGATACAACATTTGGATATTAAAACATGGCATTAATGGACAAACCTACTGGTTTAGACCCTGAAGAAACTACTGAAGCTACAAATGTAGTATCTTTAGATGAAAGCGGTGATGTAGAGCAGGAGAACTTAGAGTATTCTGGTTTATCGCAATACGTCACTACACAGTTTCGAAGGTCAAAAGACCATAGGCAGCAAGATGAAGAGCGTTGGTTGTCCTCTTATCGAAATTACCGAGGCATTTATGGCCCAGAAGTACAGTTTACTGAAACTGAGAAGTCACAGGCATTTGTTAAGATTACCAAAACTAAGGTTTTAGCTGCATATGCACAGATGACAGACGTTTTATTTGCAGGATCTAAGTTTCCTATAGGTATGGAAGCTCGTAGATACCCAAATAACGTAGCTGATAGCGTACATTTTGACCCAAATGCTCTTACAGATGAAAAAGTTAAAGAAAAAACGCAAGTTGAGTACAAAGTACCACGTAATATTGTCCGACCAGAGATTGCAAGAGACTTAGGGCTATACCAAGACAAATTAGAGCCGATTAAAGATGATTTAGAGGCAGGTGCAGGGACTAATCCAGGTTCTATCACGTATGAACCAGCAAAACGTGCTGCACAACTGATGGAAAAGAAGATGCACGACCAGTTGGAAGAAACCAACGCCGATAAGCATCTACGATCTGCTGCTTTTGAGTGTGCATTGTTTGGTACAGGTATTATCAAAGGGCCATTTGCCTATGATAAGGAATATCCACGTTGGGATAGTGAAGGTAACTACGATCCTATCATAGAAACCGTACCAAAGATTGAATATGTAAGCATATGGGATATGTATCCTGATCCAGACGCTAGAAACATGTCAGAATCAGAATATGTAGTGCAGCGTCACCGTTTAAGCCGTTCTCAGCTAAGAAACCTAAAGAAAAGACCACATTTTAGGGAAGAAAGCTTAGAATTGGCTATAGAATATGGTGCTAACTACAGTCGAGAGTACTGGGAAGATACCTTAGAAGATCATAACCAATCAGACAGTATTGAGCGCTTTGAGGTCATAGAATACTGGGGTATAATGGATGCTGATTTAGCAGAAGATGCTGATTTAGATATACCAAAAGAATTAAAGGATCGTGACCAAGTACAGGTAAATGTATGGGTATGTAACGGTCAAATATTACGATTAGTCTTAAATCCATTTACACCAAGCCGTATTCCATTCTGTGCCGTACCTTACGAGCTAAACCCTTATGGATTATTTGGTATTGGTGTTGCTGAAAACATGATGGACACCCAACTTCTTATGAATGGGTTTATGCGAATGAGTGTGGATAATGCTGCACTATCAGGCAACCTGTTGATTGAGATTGATGAAACTAACCTAGTACCTGGACAAGACTTATCTGTATATCCTGGTAAGGTCTTCCGCAGACAAGCAGGAGCGCCTGGTCAAGCTATCTTCGGCACGAAGTTCCCGAATGTATCTAATGAGTTACTGATGATGTTTGATAAAGCCCGTCAGCTATCAGATGAGAGTACAGGCATTCCGTCTTTTTCACACGGGCAAACAGGTATTACAGGTGTAGGTCGTACAGCGTCTGGTATGAGTATGTTGATGGGTGCTGCGGCTCAAGGTATTAAGACAGTGGTACGAAACGTAGATGATTATCTACTAACACCATTAGGTAAATCCTTGTTTAACTTTAACATGCAATTTAACTTCGACAAGCAATTTGCTAATGGAGATCTTGAAGTAAAAGCTAGAGGCACAGAAAGCTTGATGCGGAATGAAATCCGTAGTCAGCGCCTATTACAGTTTTTGCAAATGACGCAGAACCAACAAATGGCCCCGTTTGTTAAATATGATTATGTACTTCGTGAGTTGGCAGCATCAATGGATCTAGATGAAGATAAGATCCTGAACGACCAACGTGAAGCGATTATACAAGCTAAGATGATGGCTGAGATACAAGCGATGATGCCACCCCCTCCACCGCAAGCTGCCCCTGCTGAAGGCGCACCTAATCCTAGTGATCCTACAGGTAATGGTGGTGGAAATATAGCACCAGGAGCAGCACCTGAACCAGGCGCACCAGGATTTACTGGAGCAGGTGGCGGTGACAATGGTGGCAATGAACCAGCGCCTACTAATGCCCCACCACAACCACCAGTACAATAATAGCTAACCACTAAGTATTCCAATTTACTGAAACACTGGAACGGTTACCCTCCCCCTACATCACTATAATTAAACAATAGGGTTAATACACCTATGGATAAACAACTGTATCGTGCGCTGCTTATGTTGGTGAACGATAAGAAATCAATGGAACTTCTAATTGAATATGCAGAAGCAAAAATAGCACTGCACCATAAACAACTAGAATCCTCAAAAGATCACCACGACATTCTAAGAATACAAGGCGCTATTGCTGAGTTGCGTAGATTTAAAACACTTCGTGACGAAGTTATTAAGGGAGCAGAATAATCGATCCTATTACAGAACATCATTTATATAATCTTGCTAATGGTAAGTCTCTTGAAAACGAAGATGGAAGTGTATCAACAGTTGTGTCTGCGATTGTTGAAATAGATGGCAGAGAAGTTCTAATACCAACCTTATGGGACGGTCAAGTTGTAGATACTGAAACTGCAATTAAAAATGCCATAAACAGTGGAGTGGCATGGGATAGTGCTGAACCTACGGATGAAGGTAGGGCATTGTTACAGAAAAAAGATGATATTTATCATATGAATTTTGATCCTTCTACTACACCAGAAGAAGCTAGGGCAGAGCTTGCCAATAAAACAAATCAAGGCTTTGCGCTGGGCGGTTTAGCCACGGCTAACAAAGGCATCACAACAAAAGAGGGTGAAGAAATGGCTAAAGAAAAAACACAATTAGACCGTAAAAAAGCTGACAAAAACGGCGATGGTAAATTGAGTAAATATGAAGAAGTTACAGGCGAAGCCATACAAAAAGCTATAAAAGATGACGAGCTTATCGAGATGTCTCATGGCGGTATGGCCTGTGACGGAATGATGTCTGATCCATATTCTGGAAACGATATTCCAATGGGTTCAAGTGCTGAAAATGTACGGGACGATATCGAGGTAATGATCTCTGAAGGTGAGTATGTACTCCCTGCAAACGTAGTTAAATGGCACGGTCTAAAATATATCATGGGTATGCAATCAGAAGCTGAGATGGGCTTGATGAGCATGTATGATACTGGGCTGATCCAATACACAGATGAGGAAGATGCTTCAGAACCTGAAGAGGTTGAAGCACAAGACGATACTCCTGAAGAGGAGATCGAAGTCGAAGTCGCTGCTGTAAAAGTAGACGACAAATTAGATGATGATGAGGAAGTTGAGGAGAGCTACCCACGCACATCTAACTTACCAGGTGTAATGCAGAAAAAGAATTTCGCATTTATATCCTAATTAAGGGCTACTCGCTTTATGCGACCCCCATGAGGCAATAATGGCAAAATATCGAAGACTAGAAGAAGAAGACAATGGTCTATCTTATGCAGAAGAGTTTGAAGCTCAAAATCCTGCAAAAGAGGCTGAAGTAGTTCAAGGCGAAGATACAACATATAAAAAACGATATGGTGATCTCCGACGACACTCCCAAAACCAAATACAACAAAAGGATCAAGAGCTTCAGCAAATTAAAGCTCAATTAGATCAGGCTGCAAAAGGTCAGATCAAGTTTCCTAAGACAGATGAAGAGATTGAAGTCTGGTCTAAAAAATATCCTGATGTAGCAAAGATTGTGGATAGCATCGCACGTAAGAGAGCTAATGAAGCACTTGAAGAGGGCGAGAAGCGTATGGAAGGATTACGCCAGTTAGAAACTAAGCTTACTAAAAAAGAAGCTGAACAAGAACTTCTGAAGATGCATCCTGACTTTGGTGAAATTAGGTTAAATCAAGATTTTCATGATTGGGTATCAGAGCAAACTATTGATACCCAAAATGCTCTGTATAAAAACAATTCTGATGCTAGATCAGCTTCTCGTGCTATTGACTTATATAAATATGATATGAGTAAATCTAATACGAAAACTAAGTCAAAATCAGCAGCACATGCAGTAGGTAGAACTTCAACTTCTGCGCCAACTTCTGGTGGTCGAGATACATTCTCTGAAAGCCAAGTAGAACAAATGAGTATGCAAGAATTTAGTAAGCATGAAGACGCTATACAAGAAGCTATGCAAAATGGAACATTTAGTTATGACCTTTCTGGTGGCGCAAGATAGGGTGTTGCAATGACACTTAACTAATGTTATAATAAATGTATGAGGCAGGGGGCAAATACCTGCCTCTAAGAGTTCTTTAATGATACGTCTTTAAAAGACATATCTTCTGAGAACCTAATTTCTCAACATCAGAATAGAGCCACCTTTATGGTCTACCTCTAACTCTGTTTTTTTTACAGAAGAATATAGACGTTTTGTCCACCAGTGTGGTGAGGCCCGTTTACTTTTTAGCTGCAACTAAATTGTTTTACGCACCCTCATATATCACTGCCACTTAATTGTCCTCTTCCGTGTTTGTTCAGGCTTCGGCCTAGCCATCTCACAAGGAGTACAACAATGGCATTTCCAAAAGCAGCAGGTTACGGCAACCTGCCCAACGGCAATTTTTCGAGTGTAATTTATTCGAAAAAAGTCCAACTAGCGTTCCGAAAATCTACCGTAACAGGTGCTATAACAAACTCTGACTACTTTGGGGAAATTGCATCCCAAGGTGATACCGTTAATTTGGCGGCTTAGTAGAGCAATCTACTTCGAATAACTCTGTGAATTGCTGGGACATCTCTATGAGACAATCAGCAGCCAAGCCTCAAAAGAGGAAGGTTCAACGACTATCTCGAAAGAGAGTAGAGCCAAGCGGCTCGAAGCGCAGAGCATCCCCAGTGGATGATGATATAGTCTGATCTACATGGTGACATGTAGCGGCTCAAAAGGGCGGGACAAGAATTAGCGATCTTGTTTGAACATATTGCAGAATTATCAAAGAACCTGAGATTTCAGTTTCAGAATACAAACGTGGTACGCAAATAGCTGCACAAGACTTAGACGATGAGGATTTTTCATTAGTCGTAGATAAGGCAAATTACTTTGCTTTTAAAATGGACGACATTGAAGAACAGATGCAGCACTCAAACTTTATGTCGCTTGCGACAGATCGTGCGGCTCACCGTTTGGCTGATCAGTATGACCAAGAAGTACTTGGCTATTTAGCTGGTTATAAGCAGTCAGCATTACATGCATCTGCATCTGCTGTTAACGATGTAGTCAATGGCACTGTTGCTGTAGCTACTGCTGGTACAGACGAATTATTGGCTTCTATGAAGCTAACTAAAGGTTCGTTTGGTAACATCACAACAAGCTCTGCTGGCGATCACTCGATCCCACTAGCAGCACGTTTGCCAGGTGCTACTGCATTACCAACAGCTACAGCTTCACCAGCAATGGTTGTTGCTCGTATGAAACGTCTACTAGATCAGCAGCAAGTTGATTCACAAGGTAGATGGCTCGTGGTTGACCCCGTATTTATGGAGCTACTTGCAGACGAGAATTCATCTTTCCTAAATGGGGATTATGGTGAATCTGGTGGTCTTCGTAATGGTCTTACTGTTAAAAACTTCCACGGTTTTAGACTTTATACTTCATCGAATCTTCCAGCGGTCGGCCTAGGTAGCGGGGTTTCAGGCACAGCCAATAACAACGTTAATTTTGGCGTTATTGTCGCTGGTCATGACTCAGCGGTAGCAACAGCAGAACAGATCAATAAAACGGAAACATACCGTGATCCAGATAGCTTTGCTGACATTGTTCGTGGAATGCATCTATACGGTAGGAAGATTCTTCGTCCTGAAGCAATCGTCACTGCCAAATATAACGCAGCATAAGGGAGGAAATAACTTATGGCTACTTTAACTGCCCTTTTAGCACCAACTCGTGGTATAGGCAACCCTTCACGTAAACCTTACATGCAAGAACTTACTATTGATCTAACTGCACAGGCTATTGACTGTTCATCTGGTGATATTGTTCAGTGTATTACTGTACCAGGTAACACAGTAATCTTGTGGACTGGTGTACAAGTCATGGAAAGTGCA